GGCCGCGAGCAGCGGATCGCCCAGCTGTCGTTCGTGGCCCCGCCGGTCGGCGCGCACATCAACGCGGTCGAGGAGCTGTACGGGTCCGGGTCGCCGGAGATGGCGTTCCGGCACTCGACGGTGTGGGCGTGCGAGGACCTGCTCGGGTCGATGATGGGGATGCTGCAGCCGTGGGCGTTCCAGCTGCCCGCCACGGGCGTGCAGACGCCCACGCCGGGCCCGGGGATGGGCCTGACGGAGGAAACGCCGCAGAAGGTGGCGAGGCAGCCGCAGATCCTCAACGAGCCGTCCGCCGACATGGACATCGGCGACTTCCTGTACGCGGCGACGGTGTCGCTGTCCCGCGGCAACACGTACGGCAAGATCGTGAACCGGGACCGGCTCGGCTACCCGTCGCAGATCGAGCTGCAGGACAACGGGAAGGTGCAGGCCCGCCGGAAGGCGGACGGCAGCCCGGAGTTCAAGTTCGGCGGGCAGGTGCAGGACCCGGCGACGGTGTGGCACAAGACGATTTTCCGGCCGGCCGGGTCGATGACAGGCATGTCGATCCTGTACTACGCGCAGCAGGCCGTGCGGCTGGGCCTGAACGCCGAGGAGTTCGGCAACGGGTTCTTCGAGGACGGCGCCCACCCGTCGGGGCTGCTGCTGAACGACTCGCAGGACGAGTTCAGCCAGGAGGACGCGCAGACGGTCAAGCAGAAGTTCATGGCCGCGGTGCACGGCTCCCGGGAGCCGGCGGTGATGACGGGCGGCTGGAAGTACCAGCAGGTGCAGGTCAGCCCGACTGATAGCCAGTTCCTGGACACGCAGGGCCTGTCCGACTTGAAGGTGTGCCGGTTCTTCCGGATCTGGCCGGAGATGGTCAGCGTGACGATGCAGGGCTCCAACGTCACCTACGCGAACGTGGAGCAGCGGGCGCTGGACTTCCTGACGTACACGATGCAGCGGTGGATCACCTGGTGGGAACGGAAGCTGGGGGCGATGACCCCGCCTGGGCAGTACGTGAAGTTCGACCTGTCGCCGCTGCTGCGCACCGACATCCTGACCCGGTGGACGGTGAACCACGCGATGATCGCGTCCCGCACCGTCACGCAGGACGAGGTCCGCCAGGGTGAGGACATGACGCCACTGACCGACGCGCAGCGCGAGCAGGTCAACGCGATGCCCCTGGCGCCGATGCTGCCGAGAATGAGCCAGGGACTGTAGGAGGCCGGGAATGGATGAGGCAGTGCGCCGGGAATTGCGCCGTCAGCGGCGGATAGCGATGCAGGGCATGCCTGAGCGGCTGGGGATGTCGTTCACGCCCGGGGTCGCGCTGACTGCCGGGATCAGCCGGATTGAGATGCGGGCGAAGCCGAACGGCACCGCGGCCGGGTCGAACTTCGAGTTCACCGGCTACGCCACGGTGTACGGCACTGAGTTCGACATGTGGGATCCGGCCGGTGAACCGTACAGGGAGTACGTCGCACCGGGGGCATGCAAGCGGTCGCTGTCGAATCCAAATCTGGATGTGCCGTTCCTGATCGGGCACGACGACGGCGACATCGCGCTGGCGCGGACCAGGTCGGGGACGATGCGGCTGGCCGAGGACACCCACGGGCTGCATGTGCAGGTGCCGTCGATGGACGGCAGCCTTGAGAGAGTCCGTCAGCTCGCCAGCGCTGTTAAGCGTGGCGACATGAGCGAGATGTCGCTCGCATTTGTGTGCGTGCAGCAGCAGTGGGATGACAGTTTCGAGCGGCGCGGCGTCATGCAGATGGAACTTAACCGCGGTGACGTGTGCGCGGTGGTCCACGGCGCGAACTCGGCGACGGCCGGTGTGTCGATGTCCCCTGTCGAACTGCTCGCGGCGCGGCGCCCGGTGCTGATCGGGCGCCCAATGCGCGAGCGGCGGATGCCGACCCAGCCGTACGAGCGGGGCGCTGACGAGCATGTGACCTGCTTGCAGTGCCAGTCGGGGAACGACGCGGACGCCCGCTACTGCGACCAGTGCGGCAACGGGATGCGGCCGCTGATGGACTACGCCGGGGACCCGGACGACACGCAGGAGTGCCGGTGCGGGCTGTGGAACGCGCCGGACGCGAAGATCTGCGACCAGTGCGGGCAGGGGCTGGCCAACGACCACGACGCGGACGACGGCTACCCGTCGCTGACAGGCTGGGCGGCTGGCCGGCCGCTGGAGCGGCGCGCGGCGGTCAGCGCCGCAGACCAGAACGACCTGCCGGACAGCGATTTCGCGTACATCGAGCCGGGCGGCAAGAAGGACGCCGAGGGCAAGACGACGCCCCGGTCCAAGCGGCACTTCCCCGTCCAGGACGCCGCGCACGTCCGCAACGCGCTGGCCCGGGCGCCGCAGTCCCCGTTCGGCGGCAAGGCCATGCCGGGGATCAAGGCGGCGGCCGGGAAGCACGGCGTCGACGTGGCCGGGCAGCACGCCTCGGCACGGCCGCTGGAGCGCCGCGCGTCGGCCGAGGAGGACATGGACCTGGCCGCCACGCCGGACTACAACCCGGCCCCTGTCGCTGCTGGGCTGACGTGCCCGCAGTGCCAGGCGGGGAACGACGGGGGCGCGAAGTTCTGCGACCAGTGCGGTCACGGCTTCGCGACGGGCGCGACGGTGACCGTGGATGACTCGACGGGCATCCCGGGCCCGGAGACGCAGATGGCGGCGGCCCGCAAGCTGGAGCTGCTCACCAGGGAGCTCGACCTTGAGGAGCTGGCGTCACACCGTGTAGCCTGCGCTTAGTTACACGGGTGATTTTGCCGGGCAGTCTCCGCCGGGCCGCCTGCCCCTGACGGGGCCAGCGGTCACGCGGCAGCTTCCACGCAGAGACGGTCACGCCGTGATCCCAAGTCATCTCTGCGTGGAGGCGTTTGATGCCTGACGACGGCCATGATCTGACTGGCCAGCTGGAAACCCGCCGGACGTCCCTGATCGGCGCGAACCGCGAGATCCTGTCGGCGGCGTCGGCGGCGTCCCGGGCGACGACGGCTGAGGAGGACACGCGGTACGCCGCGAACATAACGGAGATCCGGGCGCTGAACCAGCGGCTGGACGACCTGGGCGACCAGGCGCAGCGTGAGGAGCGCGCCCGGGCGGCCCGCGCCGGGAACGCCGGGATCGCCGACGACCACGGCTCCGGCGCCCGCGCGTCCGGCGTGCAGGTCACCTCGGAGCCGATGATTTACGGGCAGCACAGCCCGAACAGTTACTGGGCGGACCTGGCCCGTGACGCGTTCTCCAACGGCGACGGCGGCGGCGGACTCGACGCGTCCCGGGAGCGGCTGGGACGGCACGCCGCTGAGCTGCGTGTCGAGCTGCCGAACCGGCGTGAGCGGCGGGCCCGCGCGGCGCAGGAGCGTGTCGAGCGGCTGCACACCGCGTCGCGGCGTGAGGAGCTGGCGTTCGAGCGGTTCCTCGGCTCGGGTGTGAACGTTTTCGAGACCCGGGCGCTCAACAGAACGGATGGCACGGGCGGGTATTTCGTGCCGCCACTCTGGTTGGTTGACGAATATGTCGCCTACCTGCGTGCGGGCCGCACTCTGGCGAACCTGTGCAACTCGATGCCGCTGCCTTCCGGCACGGACTCGATCAACCTGCCGCGGATCACGACTGGCACGGCGACTGGCGCCCAGGCTTCTGACGGCGGCCCTGTGCCGGGCCGGGACATGGCCGACAACTACGTCAACGCGCTGGTCCGCACCGTGGCCGGGCAGGAGGACGTGGGCATCCAGCTGCTGGACCAGTCCCCGATCGCGTTTGACTCCGTGATCACGAAGGACCTGATGCAGGATCACGCGATGCAGGTCGATGGCCTGGTGATGCTGGGTTCCGGGTCGTCTGGCCAGATCACGGGCCTGTACCCGCAGGGCACGATCACCGGCGGCAGCACTCCGGGCATCATCGTCAACGGCGTGACCGCCTCCACCGCGGGGGAAGTCTGGACCGGTGGCGACAGCGGGCGCAACGACTTCTACTCCGGCGTCGGCCAGCTGTTCTCCCAGATCGGCAGGAACCGGTTCCAGCGGGCGAAGGCGCTCGTCTCCAATGAGGCGGTGTGGAACGCGTTCGCGACAGCGGTGGACGGGAACAAGCGGCCTCTCGTGCCGCCGTCCAACCAGGGCCCGTGGAACGCGGCGGCGACTGGTGACTTCGACCCGGGCGCGCCGGATGAGGGCCCGGTCGGCACGATCCTGGGCCGCACCTGGTATGTGGACAACAACATCCCGCTGACCTTCGGCGGGGCGACGACCAGCCCGGGCATGTCCAGCGTCTCCGCCGGGCACGTGTCACCCACGGACGGCTCCGGGTCGGGGGACACGTTCACCCCGGTCATCGCGGGCGTGTTCGACGACCTGCTGCTGTTCGAGGGCGAGGTGCGGACCCGCGTCCTGCAGGAGATCCTGTCCGGCACCCTGCAGGTCCGCTTCCAGATTTACAGCTACCTGGCGTTCCTGCCGAACCGTTACCAGGACGCGAACTCCCGGATCATCTCCTATGGCAACGTCAACTCGGGGACCACGACCGCGGCGGCGCTATCGACCGGCACCGCCGGCGGATTGGTGGGCTTCTGATGAGTGATCTGACATCCGGCCGGTACCCCGACTCCGAGGAAGAGTGGCTGCTCGACGGCAGCCCGAACCCGCCGTACCGGCGCACGATCAGCCGCCGCGACATCACGGCGGTCACGATCACGCTGGCCACCACCGTCCTGACCGTCTACGCCGTCCCGGTGCAAGTGGGCGACATCTTCGACTTCGTCGCTTTCAACGTGAAGACCCAGGCGACCGCGACGGCGGCGCACTCCTGGGTCGCCCTGTACAACGGCGTCAGCACCGGGGCCGCGCTGCTGGGGCAGACCACGGACGTCACCGCAGGGTGGGCGGCCGGGGCGCAGCACCTCCAGCTGTCGGCGCTGGCGCAGGACATCGGCACCATCGGTGTCCCGGGCGGCTCCCTGGACGCCCCGGCTGTGTGGGGCCTGGCGTTCTACAACGTCACCTCCGGCACCGGCACGGTCCTCGACGGGATGGCCGGCGGCAGTGTCGCGGGCGAGCAGGCCATCTCCACCCAGGTCCCGCTGGTCTCCACCGCGACCGTGTCGACCACGGCCACGGCCCCGGCAGTGCTGCCGACCATGGCGGCCGCGTCGGCCGGAATCGCCTACGCGATCCTGTCGAGGAGCTGACGCGTGATGGCGCCGTCGCAGGAAGGCCGGTACACCTTCGAGAATCAGCGCGCCAGGGCTGCCGCGGCGGCGGCCAGGGCCGCCGTGCCGCCAGAGGCGGAGACCCCGCCGGTTTCCGTGGCCGACCAGCGCGCCCAGGGCGTGGCCGCCGCGGACACGGTGACCATGGCGGACCAGAGGGCGGGCGCCGCCGCCAGCGTGGTCCCCGAAGCGCCGGATCCGCCCGCGCCGAAGCCGCGGCCCGCGGGCCCGAAATCGCCCGCCGCTGAGGGGTAGGCGTGGCGACCCGCGCGCACGTCCTCGGCCAGCTTCAGCGTGAGCTGCGGCACGCCCGGGACGTGCGCGCGGACGCCTACGCGGCGCAGCTCGAACGCGAGATAGCGCGGCTGTCCGCCGGGACGCCAGAGCACCCGGCGAGGGAAACGCTGGCGGCTGGCGAGAGCGGGGAGGTGACCCATGGGGCCGTACGACCTCGGCGCTCCCGTGCCGCCCGCTGACCTGCCGTTCTATGTGACCAATGACAGCGGCGTCCCGGTGGCCGCTTCGGTCAGCCCCGTGCTGACGATCACCCTGCCGGACCAGACCACCACCACGCCCGCGGTGGCTGCCACCGTGACCGGCACCTACGAGCCCGCCGCGCATTACGTCACCACCCAGGCCGGTCACCACCTGTGGGCCTGGACGGTCGGCGGCACCTACCCGGGCGCCTACGTGGACTCCTTCGAGGTGCGCGCGGCGCCGGACCCGACGATCACCTCCCTGGCGGAGGAGCGGGAGATCCTGAAGCTCGCCGCCTCCGACACCTCCCAGGACAGCGTCATCCGCGGCTACAGCCAGGCGGTCACCGAGTGGATCGAGTACGTGTGCGGCCCGGTGGTCACCCAGCAGGTGACCGAGGTGGTCCGGGCGCAGGGCACGGTGCTGATCCTGAGCAAGTCGCCGGTCCGCACCGACATGGGCGCCATCCTGGACGCGTCGGGCCGCCGCGACGGCTCGACCACCAACGGCATCGTGTCGATCACCCCGGTGCTGTCGTACGGGTTCATGTACGACCTCGACCAGCTGCTGTGCGACGGGCCGAAGGGCATCGTGCGGCACCTGGCCGGGCTGCCGTTCTTCTACTCCGGCGACCCCTTCAGTCAGTTCGCGGTGGTGTACTGGGCGGGCCGGAAGATCATCCCGTGGGGGATCTACGAGGCGCACAAGATCGCGCTGAAGCATGTGTACGGGGTGAACCGCGGCGGGATGGCGTCGGCGTCGGCGTCGATGGCCGCCGACGAGGAGACCGTGGAGACCGGGTTCGGGTTCAGCGTGCCGAACCGGGCCGCTGAGCTGCTGACCCCGCATTCAGGCAAGGCCAGCCGGGCGGCGTTCGCATGACCGCGACCACGACGCAGGTCCCCGCGGTCCTGGACTACCTGGTCACCACGTGCCAGGCGAGCGCGTCGCTGGGGCAGGCCAGCCCGGCGGTGATCGTCCTCGACGGCCCGCACATCACCAATGACACGCTGACCGAGCCGCTGCACCTGTGGATCGGCTACGACCCGGTGAACCCCGGCGAGCCTGCGGCCACGACGGATCAGGACTGGCCGAACCTCGACCAGGCCCGGACCCTGGACGAGGACGGGGAGATCACCTGCGCCGCTGAGGCGTGGGGCGGCGGCGACACGGTCAAGACGCTGCGGGACTCCTGCGACGGCATTGTCGCCGCGGTGGCCCTGCTGCTGCGCGGCACCGTCGCGGCGGGCGGGCCGGGGGACACGCAGATGGGCGGCCTGGTGTTCTGGTCGCTGGTGACGGCGGGGTCGTGGTATCAGCGGCCGAGCCAGGACGGGATTTCCGTCATGCACGTGTTCAAGATCGTCTACCGGGCAAGGCTGGTGTCTTCATGAGGCAGGTCAGGTGCATCCGGCCGCGGGCCGGCATCGAGGTCGGGGACCTGGCCGAGGTCGGTGATGACGCGGAAGTCAGCGACCTGTACTGGGAGCCCGTTCAGGAGGTTTCCTCCAATGCCGGGGGCAAATCCGCTCCAGGAGACTCAGAGGTTTCCTCCAGCCCGCCGCCGGTGCTGATCACCCCGGACGGCCCCCGGCCGGCTGACACGAAGGGCGCGGCGTCATGAGCACCTATCCCGGCTCAGGGATCCTCACCCAGTTCTACGGCCCCGTCACCGAGGCCACTTACGGCGTGTCGCCGACGCTGACCGGCGCCCATTTTTACGCCATCAAGGGCGGGGAGTCGCTGAAGGGCAAGAAGGTCACGGCCCAGGGTGAGGGCCTGTTCTCCGGCGCGCTGCACCCGAAGGCCGCCCGCAGGGTGCTGACCGGCTGGGACGCTGGCGGCGCGGTCTCGATGGAACTGCCTGCCAGGAACCTGCAGCAGTGGCTGTTCCCCATGTTCGGGTCGTACGGGCAGGCGGCGTCGGCGCTGACGGAGGACGGGGTGACCCTCGCCTACAGCGCGGTCCACGCGCCGGGCCCGCTGCAGACCCACAGCTTCGCCGTGCAGAAAGGCGTCCCGTCTGTGGACGGGACGGTGATGCCGTCCACAATCGTGGGCTGCAAGATCTCCGAGTGGGAGCTGTCGGTAGCGAAGCACGGGATCGCGGAGCTGGCCGTCACGATCATGGCCCGCAACGAGCTGCTCGGCGCGGGCAACTCGGACCCGCTGAATGTGGCGGTGCCGTCGCTGGTGGCCTACTCCACCCCGATCGGCGGCGTGTTCCACTGGGCTGAGGCCAGCCTGTACACGGGCGGCACCTGCTCGACGACCTCCGGCGTGACCACGGTCTCCGCCCCGGTGAAGACAGCGAACGTGCGGAACGTCAGCATCAAGTACACGATCCCCCTCGACGGCGACCGCTACGAGATGGGGACCGCCGGGTTCCGCTCCGAGCCGATCGACAACGGGCTGCGCGTCATCATCGTCTCGTTCGAGGTCGAGTGGCTGAGCTCGGCGGCGATGTACAACGCGTACGCGGCGGACACGCCGACCGCGCTGGAGCTGACGCTGATCGGCCCGTCGATCGGCTCCGGCTCCGACTTCTCGACGCTGACGATCCTGGTGCCGGAGATGTTCTTCAACGGCGAGCCGCCGGACATCCAGGGCACGCAGGTGGTCACCCAGAAGATCGAGCTGGCGGGCCTGGACGACGGGACGAACAACGTGATCCAGGCGACTTACTGGAC